GCTTTGGAATAAGCCTTCTTGCCCGCGTTGAAGATGGTCTTGTCGATACCCGCCTTGTGAGCGTAGAGGGCACCACCGACGAGAATGGCGGTGGCGGCGGAGGCGTACTGAGAATTACCGTTGAGGATATGGCGCGTACCACGAATTCCTCTACCGGCACTCTTCTTGACGTTCTTCCGCTTCCTCTCTCCTCGGGCTTTCTCGGCATGCCTGGACATGTCTTGGTTGCCGAGGTGTTGGTCGAAGGCCTTCTTGTAGTTCGGGTCCTTCTTGGCCTTACCCTCGACCTTGGCCTTGATCAGTTTTCGTCGAGTACCAGCACCTTCACCATAGAACATCTTGGCTCGGGCGAATTCCTTAGCATCCTTGCGGGCCTCACGATTCGTACTGCGAGAAATACCCGAGGGATCGGATCGACGGACGCCCCACTTCATGCCCTTGATGCCGTAGTGGACGAGTTCGCTGGAGGAGGGGCCCAAATCAGACAAGTGAAAAACCTCCCCTTACATCGACGAGATGTTGTAGGCGCCACTGCGATTCTGCTTGGAGTAGCTCGGACCTGCGGATGCCACACGAGGGAGACCCATAGCAGCAGCCGCGGCTGCTTGACCACGCTTGGTTTCAGCCCTGACTGCGACGTGTTGAGAGGCAACCCCTGCCACCATCGAAACGACTCGAATAGCCCGTGGAGCGAACCGAGCAGCGATGACACCTGCGGCGATAGCGTTGTACTTTTTGCGGCGACGAGAATACTCGTTCTTACGTGCCGTCTTGATGTCCAAGCCTTTGTTCAAGTCGCGATTGACGCGCTTGACTCCGCCCTTACCGAAGTTGTTGCGATCGTAGTTTCGCTGACTTCGAGTGTAGTTGGCATTTGGGGTGTCATCGCGGTCTGCTCGACGAACACCCCACTTCATGCCCTTGATGCCGTAGTGGACGAGTTCACCGGAGCTCATGGTCAGTCTTCTTGTCGGCAGCCCTACCAAGGCTGGCAGCGGACGACACACCAAAGGTGTTCAAACCGACAACCGTAAAGGTCCCGTAGGCCTTGAGGAGATCCATGGTCTTGGCCTTGCCGGTTGCGAGTCGCTTCTCTTGGCTGCGAAGGTTCTTGGCTCGGCGAGCGGCTTCCTTCTTCAGACTTCCACGAGATTTGACCGCACCGTAAACAGACGTCCCAGCAAGAGTCGTGGCCTTGTCTCTGAATGAACCCTCGCCGCTGGCTACTCGTTCTAGCCTCGACGCTCGCACGTTGAGTCGGCCGGTACGTTGCTTACGAACACCCCACTTCATACCCTTGACACCGTAGTGGACGAGCTCCTGGCTCATACTTCATACCCCCTTTCAGGGCTCATTCGAACTGCTCTTTGTTGAGCTTGTAAGCCACGAATGCGTCCATCAGGGCGGCGACGTTGTCGATCTTACCCTCTTGTCGCTTCTTCAGGAGCTTACGGTTTCCGTTCGTGTCCTCAAGGGTGATCGAATTACCCATGGCGAAGGACATCAATGCCTGATCAAATATGAGCAATCGTTGACCACTCAGAGTCTTGATTTCCCCAAGCGGGACAGACTCTGTTCGCGCTCCCTGGATAACCTTTTCGATGCCGAACGGCCCGTTTTCCGCTTCCCAGCGGTTTACAAACTCCTTAGCGTTGTAGGGGTCGAAGCCAAATGCGCGCACGTCATAAGCACATTCCTGGATATGTGCATCCAGGTCGTCATAGACCTCCATCATGTCGAGGATCGTGCCCTCGAAAATGTGGAGGCTTCCTTCATTGATGAACTCGTCGTACTTGTGCCTCATGGCCCCCGGGAGATTCATCAGCGTCAGAGACGTGATGTAACTCCGGGTCTTTATCCCGAATTTGCCACCTGGCAGTGGAAAGAGGAATGTGAATGCACAGAAGTCGTCACCCTGGGAAAGGTCGGCCCCCATAGCACAAGGCATCGACCAGAATTCCCGGTAAGGATGAGGCAGCGTCTCCTCGTAAGTGAAGAAGTACGTGTAACCCTCCATCGGAATACCGAAGCGCTTCGCCAGAATGTCATTCCGGGACGCCGGGGCCTTTTCGGCTCGTTCAACATCCAGTTGGTAGACGTCATACGTTACGGTCTTCCCGAGGTTGGGATTGGCCTTGGGCCACATCGCCGGATTGCCGACTTCTTCCAATTGATCCAGCTTGTAATGCCAGATCGAGATGTGAGGAGCTTGGTACTCTCCCTTGAGAATGTCGGCGAGCTCCAGTTTGATCGTATCACCGCTGCCGTTACGAACAGTACCTTCCGAACTGACAGCCACGATGAGGTAGTCGTCGAGTTTGGAGGCGCCCTGTTCGATAGCGCCGATGACATCTTCTCGGAGATCTCCGGAAAGCCATTCGTCAACCGTTGCGACTTTAGTTCGAAGACCTTGGAGCTTGTTGATGGTCATCGGCCGGACCTCGAGCATCGAACCCGTAAGGAAGTTCTCGACACCCTTCTTGGTAGCAGCCAGCTTGACTCGGTTGGCCTTAGAACCAGTGGTGTTCTGCAAAGAGCCCTCTGTGAGAAAAGAGAAGAGAGGACCCCGGCTCCGAGTGATAGCAGTGCGGATCGGCTGCATGACTTCTTCCGCCTGCTTCATGGTCGGAGCAGTTGTGATTTGATGCGTGGTAGAGGTGTCTACGTTGAGGAAATAACTCTGTAGACAGGACTCGTAGAGAGACTTTGCCGCACCTCGAGCCACGATGAGGTACTGCTTGGTCGTCAGACGCTTCTTGATCACCTTGTCGACGTACTTTCCGCTTTTCGGTTCGTACACACTCCGGTTGACGAAGTAGTACCAGCAGAAAATCTGTTCGGCCCACAGTTTAAAGGTGTCGAGAAGATGGAGATCGCTGCCGTCGGTGAGTGTAAGTTCCTTCTCGCAGTAGAGAACGAATCCCTCTACCGGATCGGCATCGTAGTAGATGTTCGGGTTGGCGATGAGTGCGTCAATCCGATTCATCTCCAGAGAGACTTCCTGGTTGACAGGAATATCGCCTCGAATCACCGCGGCACGGAAGAGTCCGTAGTAATGCGGTGTTGCTGTGTTGGACAAAGCCATCGTCAGCCCTCCCTTCTACTACTGAGTCATTCGCCGGACGAGAACACCTGCACCTGCGGCGGCAGCGGGGCCTGCTCCACCGGTCGCGTAACCGAATCCGGCAGCAGCAGCCGTCTTGAGACCGGTCTTGACCATCTTGCCCGAGTCGGTTTCGAGGAACTTCCGGACTTGATCGTAGGTCTGGGCCATACCCAGGTACTTCTTGACCTGATCGTGCCCTCGGTCCATTCGCGACTTACCCGGAGGACTGGACATCGTCTGGTTGTACCGACGCTCCAGATCGACACGCTCGAGGAACTGACGCATCTCCTGGTTACTAAGAGATCCGGTCCCCTTGGTTTCGATCTTGTTGTGCAGTCGGTTGACGTTCTTCGCGTCTTCCGACAACTGAGGCTTCGGAGAGCTCTTCGAGCGAGCGAGTTGAGCCTCACTACGTCGGACGCCCCACTTCATGCCCTTGATGCCGTAGTGGATCAAGCTGGCTTCCATGGCGGAGCGGCCTCGAGCCTGAGACATAGCTACCTCCATGTCGTACTCTCCGTGTTCGAGCTGAAAGGTGGGTCCTGCGTAGTCGTCGACCCACATGGCGATTCGATCGAAACCCACAGACCAGAACTGCTCTTGGCCGTCCGACTTCTTTGCAGGATTCTCCGGGTAACCTAGTGTCAGATGCGGGGTCCACTCGGGGAATTGTTCCGTCGAGAGGTATGCCTGCGAGATGAGGTCGTACGAGAGAAGTCTCGAACGAAAACCCTCGACGACCTTGGTCCACTTCTGATCGAAGAACAGCACGTCTGCCTTGTGTTCTCCGAGTTCGCCTCGACGCTTGACGTCGAGAAAGAACGGAGGGAGTGTGGACGATGCGTGTTCGACGTACTCCATGATGAGCTTCATCTGAGTAGCGTCGAAGTCGTTCTCACCCAGATAGAGAAGAGTCAAGTGAGGTTCTTTCTCACTTGAAACTTTTCGAACAGGATCGTGCTCGTTAGGGAGAGCAACGATCACTAGCTGATTACGGGAAGCGTTGGATCGGTCCATGATTCCTCCTCCCTCTGGACGTTCAGACGCCACTCGAACTCGGCGATCTGATTCTTCATCGCATCGATGGCATATGACGTGCTCGGAGGATCGAACAGAAGACGGACCCTCAGGTACAGGTACGTCTTGACGAGATTCAGCCGGGGGTCGGTACCGATGAAGGTGTCCCACGTAGCCGTGTCGTCTTCGATCATGTAGCCGTTGACGGGTCCGATCCCGACTTGGTCGAGTACGGCCAGCACCGAGTTGATGTGAGTGACGATGTCGACATCGAACGACGTATCAGCCTCACCGATACCCAGAATCTTCTTGGTGCTTTTGAGTATGCTTGGTTCCACGTGAGACACCTCCTCTCATTTTGACGGTTTCGTCAGGACCGGCGGTTGACCTCGGCCTGAACGGCGTTGTAGTTGTACCCGGCACGGGTGAGCCTGCTCTTGCGGACTTCGCCGTCACCCCAGTCACCTCGCATGACCTGAGTAGCGACTTGACTGATGGTCAGCTTGGGCTTGTTCTCGCCCTTGGGCGTCAGAAGGCGGTTGACTTCCTTCTGAACGGTGTTGGAGTTGTAACCCATGCGAGTCAGCTTCTCGACACGAGCGGCACCGTCGCCGTGCTTGCCCGCGATGACCTCGCTGGCGATCTGGCTGATCGTCTTCCGGACCGGCGGGTCACCGGCGATCTGGCGGTTGACCTCACGCTGGACTTCCGCCGGGTCGTAGCCCTCGGAGCGAAGCTTCTGGGTGCGGGTGTAGCCGTTGCCGTACTTGCCCGCGCGAACGTCCTGAGCGACCTCAGAGAGCGACTTCTTCTCGGGGGTCGGATCGACGGGATCGTTCTCCGAACCGGGCTTCTGGTACGTGCCGGTGAAGAAGAGGGCGTGAACGTGGTCCTTGTGGTTCTCGGTGACACTGCCTCGGTCGGCCATCTGGCGAACGACGCCAGGCTGGGTGACGGTCGAGGTGATCTTCTGGTACCAGATGACGTGCTGGAGCCGGAGTCGCTTGCGGTTGGTCCAGATGTAGTTCCGGATCCAGTCGCCCGCCGCCTTGTTGCGGACCATGAAGTCGAGGGCCCGGCCGCTGTGGTGCTCGGTGTTGTTGGCGTTGCCGTCGTAGCCCCACATGAACCAGACGTCGTGTCCGGCCTTCTGCGCTGCGTCGAAGATCTCCTTGGCCCTCGACTTGGTGGGGCCGGTGACCTTGCCGAGCTTGGAGCTGGCGTGTGCGAAGGTGGTCATGCCTGGTCCTCGTCCTTCTCCTCGGCCTCGTAGTCAGCCTCGGCTTCGTTGGGCATGTCGGCGTCGTCACCCCGGTCCTCGACGGGCGGGCACGGAGCACCCTCGGTCTTCTCGTCCTTCTTCTCGGTCATTGGTTCTCCTGTTACCAGAGTTTCGTGTCGCCAGGCCGACGGTCGACGGGTAGCTGTGGGAGTAGCTTCTCATCGCCGTAGTGAATGGCATTGTGGGTTCGGTGTGCGACAGTGATCAGGTTGTTGGGGTCGAGAAGACAGTCATCACCGGCTTCTAGTTGCTCGAGTGTGATGGGATTCAGATGATGGATGTAGAGACCTCTGTGGATCTCGTAGCCCTCGATTCCTAGATCACAGCCGTTGTCTCGAACGATGATCTGATCTCGAGTCTGTCGCCATTCCCGAGATGTGTAGAAGCCTTGGTTCACCCAGCGATCGAACCCGAAGGTCGATTGGCCGACGTTCCCCCTCAAAGCGAGGTAACGGAAGCGTTCGATGAACGTTCCGTACTGTCTCAGCTCTGAGTAACTCCTACTCATTTTGATCGTCAGCCGTTGAGTGTCCGCCGTAAGCACGCATTGCTTGGATGGCGTTGACGTACATCTCTTCGATCCGCTTCTGTCCCTCGTACGCCTCGCGCTTGACTTGAAGAAGTTCGTTCTCGTGACGGAGACGCTCTTGTTCGAGGACTTCTCGGCTGGATCCAAGCTTTAGGTAGTGCGTGATGACCTGAGCCGACGCTGTACCGTCTTCAAGCTGTTGTTCGGCGAGCCTCATGGCCTTGGCGACCATCTGACTCTCACGACCCTGTGGAGTTGTGGCTGGTCTGCCTCGACTTGGACGGGGTTCCTGACCACTTTGTCGGCGTGCTGGCACAGTTCTCAACTCCTTCCAGTCAGGTTCATGACAAGAAAACTTAGGTTAGGGGTGGATGGGTCAAAGGGAAGGAGGGGAGAGTTCATAAGAACCTTCCTTGTTGGGCACATGTTGGCCCATGCCACACGTATGTACAAGGAAGGTTCGTATCAACTCTCCCCCGGAGAATCCCAGGGGGCAAAAAGTTTCTACAAAAAGTCCCGCCGGGGGAAAAATATGG